AAAGAGTAGTTTGGTATTTAAACAGATCGTCCCGACTGGCGAGACAACCGAAGTCAGCTAGTGATTCTCAACAAAGCAATAACGTAACTTGTAAGTAATATATATCCGCATATTTAAAAAATATCAAACAAAAAGGGTTTTTCCTGCGTGATGCAGGGGATTTTAGCTGCGGGAAGCAGCAAAAAAGTGAGTAAATTAATACAATAATATAACTATTAAGGAAAAATCATGGATATTGATGAAAATTCGGCGATCTACGAGCTAGGTCGTGCTTTCGAGTCTTTTAAGGAAGCAAACAATAAACGAATCTCCCAAATCGAGAAAAAAGGGTCTGCCGACCCCGTAACCGAGGTGGAAGTGAAGAGGTTAAATGATGAAATCGGCAGAGCTATGAAAGAAAGCAAAACCGTAACAAGGAGAATAGATATGATAGAAACTGCAATGAGCAGAAGCCCAATGGGTGAAGTAAAATCGAACGATGTTGAATGTGCAAAAGCGTTTGCAATGGAAAGAAAAGGGGTAACTGGCGGTCAAATGGATGTAAGCGAATATAGAGCTTACAAAAATGCTTTTGGTAACTATTTGCGCAAAAATAACGCAGGTTCTCAAATTGAAGAGCAAAAAGCGCTAAGTGTAGGTTCTGATCCTGATGGTGGATATGCAGTAACGCCGGATATGACAGGCAGAATTGCATCATTAGTATTTGAGACATCGCCAATGCGTCAAGTTGCAAATATTGTAACAATCGGTACAGATACTTTAGAAGGCTTCAATGATTTATCAGAAGCTACATCAGGCTGGGTAGGAGAGACTGGTTCCCGTGATGAAACTGATACTCCTAAAATCGGCCAATGGAAAATTTCTGTACATGAACAATATGCAGAGCCTCGTGCAACTCAGAAATTACTAGACGATGCAATGTTTGATATAGAAGCATATTTAGCAGGTAAAATTGCTGAAAGATTAGCTCGCATGGAAAATGCAGCATTTATTAACGGTGACGGCGTGCAAAAGCCACGCGGTATTCTAACTTATGAAGCGGGCGTGCCTTCTGCTAGCAACTTTAGCGTAATTGAACAAATAAGCTCAGGTGCATCAGGCGCGTTTGCAAGTGATAACCCTGGTGATGCTTTAATCAGTTTGGTTTATTCATTAAAGGCGCCTTATCGCGAAAAAGCAGTGTTTATGATGAACCGCGACACATTAGCAGAAGTTCGTAAACTTAAAGACGGTAATGGTAATTATTTGTGGCAGCCAGACTTTCAGCAAAAACAAGGTGGTACATTGCTAGGCTTTAATGTGATTGAAGCCGAAGATATGCCTGCAATTGGTGCCGGTAGTCTTTCTATCGCTTTTGGTGATTTTGATGCTGCTTATCAAATAGTTGACCGTCAAGGTATTAACATCTTGCGTGATAGCTTTACTGCTAAACCTTACGTTAAGTTCTATACGACTAAACGCGTAGGCGGTGATGTTGTTAACTTTGAAGCAATTAAGTTGATGAAGTTTTCAGCTTAATTGAAAAAATAAATTAATAAGTTAAGTAGCGCACTTTTTATTAGTTTTAAGTGTGCTCGGGCGGGTTGTTTTAAACATGGTAATAAAGCAGCGGTAATTCGCGCTTTTCAACCCTCCTTTATAACTTTAAGGAAATATGATGATAAATTATAAATATGCATTAATAGAAACAGAAGCGCCTGCTACAGAGCCGCTTGATTTAGCTACGGTTAAAACTTATTTGCGCATTGATCAAAGTAGTGATGACTCTTTATTAGAGAGCTTAATAGTTTCAGCTAGAACAATATGCGAGCTAATGACGGGATTAAACTTAATTAACCGCAAATATAGTTTGTATATAGATAGATGGGGCGATGGAGAATTATATTTACCATCTTCTCCTATACAAGAAGTTATAACGGTAAATATATATAAAGATGATGATAGTGTATCAGTTTTTGATGCAAAGAATTATTATGTAGATAATAAAAACCAAAAAGCCCCGCGTATAGTGCTGCGTAATTATTCGGTAACTCCTATACCTACAAGAGTAGCAAATGGAATTGAAATCCAATATGTATCAGGCTTCGGGGCAGATGCTACATGTGTACCTGAACTATTAAAGCAAGCAATGCTTCAGGTCATTGCCCATTTGTATGAAAATAGAGGCGATAGCATAAATAACGCAATTAAGGTTTCCGGTGCGCGTGAATTATTTAGGGTATATAGAAAAACAGGTGTTTAGTTATGATAGGTGATTTAAATAGAAGAATTACAATTCAATATGAAGAACTAACCCCTGATGGTGCAGGTGGCTTTATAGGTGAATGGAAAAAGCTAGAAAATCAGCCTGAAGTATATGCTTCAATTATTCCGCTTTCATCAGGCGAGGTGCTGCATTACAGGCAATTATCCCATGTGGTTAATTATCAAATAAATATTAGATATAGAAATGATATTAAAGCGAACATGAGAATTGTTCACGATGAGGTGATTTACAATATAAAATCTGTAATTGATATTAAAAATCAAAGTAGATATTTAAAAATATTGGCGGAGGCAGATGAATAATGACATCAGATAGTACATGGGACGTGCAAAGTGCAGTATTTACTCAACTTTGCGCAAGCGAACAATTGACGTCTCTTTTAGCTAATGGAGCCTCTAGTATATTAGAACATGTTCAGCCTAATACGCCATATCCATATGTTGCAATCGGTGATACATCGTCAAGTGTATTAGAACTAGGCGCTTTTGAAGTAATTCTAACGTTACACACATATAGCAAATCTGCCGGTATGAATGAGACAAAGCAAATAATGTCTGCTATTTGTGATGCTTTGCATGATGCTGACTTTGCAGTTCCTAACCAAAAATTAGTTATGTGCCTAATGCAGGGAGAAGATGCAAGGCTGGAATCAGACGGTAAAACTAGACATGGTTCACAACAGTTTAGAATAGTAACTGAATCAGCATAATAATTTGTAAAGGAAGAAATTAATGACAATGCAAAAAGGACGTGACTTACTAATAAAGGTAAGCGGCGGCACAGAGGTTGCAAGTTATATAACAGTTGCAGCTGCTAGAACTACCTCGTTTTCGATTAATAATAACGCATTTGATATAACTTCAATGAATAGTAATGGATTTCAGGAATTACAAGCAGAAGGTGGTGTGCAGTCGTTAGAGATAAAGCTTGATGGAATTTTTAAAGATAGCGCATCAGAAGAAATTATAAGACAGACGGCTTTTTTAAGAGATATTAGAAGCTATCAATTATGTTTTCCAAATAATGACACAATTAAATCTAATTTTGTGGTGGCATCATATAAAAGAGAAGGTACTTACAACGGTCTTGAAACATTTTCTCTTGCGCTTAAAAGTAGTGGCAGTTATGAATTTAATAAGGGGTAACTTATGAGCAGTGACAATGTTGGTGAAAATTTACAAGACTTGTTCCAAATGCTAGAAGCGAGCTTAAAACTAAAGCAAACAAATATAGATATACAATCTGAATTTGTAAAAATTATGCAGAAGCAAATAAACGCATCACTAAAGGATATGATTAAGAGCGGTGAGTTTTCAGACATAATTAAAGAGCTTGGAATATTTGATAGCACCGGCTACGGCGCCTCAAGCACAGATGCAAAACAAAAACAATCAGAAATAGATGAGATGGTAGCATCAGCTTTGGTAAGCGGAGTGCAGACATCAAATATATTAAAAAATTTATTCGGTATAGTACCAAGTCTAATAGGGAGATAATAAATGACTACATGGCCTACAACATTACCTACATATCCGTTACTAGATAACTATGTTGAAACAGTCCCTGAAACAGTAATTAGAACAGAGATGGATCAAGGCCCTGCGAAGATAAGAAGAAAAACCACCGCAGGAGTTAGAAAACTTAATGTAAGTTATTTTTTGAATAAAGAGCAAGTGGCAGCACTAGATGAATTTTATTTGACTACATTAAAAGGCGGTGCATTAGAATTTGATTTTGTCCATCCGAGAAATTCATCTGATATAGTTTGCAGATTTACTGCCCCACCTGAATATAAAGCTGCAAACGGTAATTATTTTGAAGTGAATTTAGAATTGGAGATTTTACCGTGAGCAGGTCAATTTCTAACATAGCAAAGGAAGCGTTATATTCTCAAGAAACAGGTGAGGCGTTTTTAATTCTACTTACTATTGATCATATAAGTTTAGAAACACCTATTAGGGTTTGTAACAATGCATCTAATATAGTAAGCAGAGGGTTAGAGTTTATAGCATATCCATTTGAGCTAACATTGCCTGATGACAGAGAGAATGCATCCCCACGTGCGAAACTTACAATAGATAATATAGATAGGCAGATTGTAAAAACTCTGCGCGATATTACATCAACTGCTGACGTATTAATTGAGATAATAAGGGCGGCGGAGCCGGATATAGTTGAAGCAAAGTTTATAAATTTCAAGCTTAGCAATGTTAAATATGATTATTTCAAGGTAGAAGGTGATTTAACTATAGAAAATTTCACAGCAGAACCGTATCCTGCGGGAATCTTCTCACCAAGTATGTTTCCGGCCTTATTCTAACCTATTGATTTTTAACTATTTTTAGATATTTTTACAGCGTTAAGAATTTGTTCACTATATGTGCGCTATAATTTGCTTAACAACAAAGAATAAGGAAGGAGCTAAAAAATGGATAAGAAAGAGAAAGCTTACTTAATGCAATCTTTAAATCTTATGGTCGCTCCTGCAGCGTCTCATAGAGGTGAAGCAAAGGCTGCTTTTGATGCGGTTAAACAACGCGCCATTGAAAACCCTACAGATACTCGTTTAAAAGCTTATGTGAGTAAGCTAGAAGGTAATTAGTTTATAGATTTGTTTTGTTTTTTCTCCTTAAACTTCCGCCGATCCCCCATCGGCGGTTTTTTTGTTTTTTTCAAATATAATTTTAGGAAATATTTAGCATGCCTATACCAATATGGGCAGGGCATTATATTGGGCTGCAGTTTAAAGAACATGGTCGTGATTCTTCAGGCGTTGATTGCTGGGGATTAGCGCGTCTTATTCTGGCTGAACAGTTTGGTATAGCTCTGCCTTCTTACATTAGAGAATATGATAATACATTAAAGCAAGACCAAATAGGAGCATTAGTAGAAAGAGAAGCTCTTAAGTGGCGAATAATTAAAAACGGAGAAGAAAGCGCCGGCGACATAGTAATAATGCGCATGCGAGGTAGACCTATGCATGTAGGTGTGGTTCTAGGAGATAAGCATATGCTCCATATAGAACAAGGAATAAATAGTGTAATTGAAGATTATTCGCGACCTAAATGGGCGGATAGAATTTCAGGATTTTATAGATATAAAAACCCTTTGGATTTAAATGATGAAAGCTTTAGAACATACAGATATGACGATTAAAGATAATAACAGCGGGAATGTTAATATATCATTTGCGCCTCATCCGTTTGCAGTAGAGAGAATAAATTCTAAGGTAAATGCGGGTCTGTCAATTTTAGAAATTATTCAAACAATTACTGATATAAAAGAATATATACCATATGCGCATGTTTATATTGATGGTGAATATATTGAGCAAAAGAATTGGCATTTAGTTAAACCTAAGGCAGGGGCTATTGTTACAATACGTGCTATACCGCAAGGCGGAGGCGGTGGCAGTAAAAACCCGCTTAGAACTATACTTTCAATTGCAGTAATGGCAGGCACCGGCTTTTTAGCAACAGGTCTTACAGCAGCAATTGGGGGCTCAACATTTTTAGGATTAAGCGTATCTGGTATTGCCGTAAGCGGAGTAAATTTATTAGGTAAGCTGGTTCTAAATGCTATAGCGCCGCCTTCATCATCAAAATTAAGTTCTAGCTCTGAAAGTTCAGTATTTTATATTCAAGGGGCTAAAAATTCAATAAAGCCGTTTGAGAGAATACCGAAAGTATTAGGTAAGCATAGGTTTGTACCTCCGCTCGGCGCAATGTCATATACCGAGCTAGTGGGTGATGATCAATATTTACGTATGTTATTTGTGTGGGGATATGGGCCTCTTGCAATTTCAGATTTAAAAATAGGCGAGACTCCTCTTGAAGAATTTGATGATGTGGAGATAGAAACAAGATATGGCTATGAAGATGATGAAGATTTAACCCTTTATACAAATAGCGTATTGCAAAATGACTTACAGGTATATCTTAAAAATGAGGATGGGTATATTGTCCGCACTACCGAAGATGCGGCTGATGAAATATCAGTAGATATAACAATGCCTAACGGACTTGTTTACTATAAAGGCGATGGCAGTAAAAAGAATGCGTCGGTATCAATAGCAATAGAATATGCACTATCTGGTACAGAAGATTGGATAGTGACGGAAGGTATCAGTCTAACTGCACAACAAAGTACGGCAATTAGAAAAGGTTTGCGCTTTAAAGTTGAGAACGGAAAATATGACGTAAGGATAAAACGCTTAACTGCTGATAAAGATGATGATAATGAAAACTTATTTGATACGACTATTTGGACGGCTCTTAGAACTATACGTTATGAAAGCCCTATAAATAAAACAGGTCTTGCAGTTACTGCCATGCGAATTAAGGCTACTGACCAGTTAAACGGTGTAGTAGATAAATTTAATGGTGTTGTAGAGGCAATTATACCTGATTGGAACGGTAAGGAATGGGCAGATGCAAAAACTTCAAACCCAGCCTCAATTTATAGGCATATATTGCAAGGTAATGCTAATGCACGCCCTGTAGAAGATGAGAGAATTGATTTTTCAGTTATAGAAGCATGGCACGAGAATTGCGCAAATAATAACAGAGAATTTAATACAGTAATTGATTACGATATATCTGTTATTGATCTATTAAGAGATGTTGCGGCATCTGGTAGAGCAAGCCCATCTATGATAGATGGTAAGTGGAGCGTAATTGAGGATAAGGTAAGAGAATATCCTGTGCAGCATTTTACTCCCCGTAATACTTACAATTTTAACGGGGAAAAGTCATTTGATGATTTACCGCATGCATTAAGAGTGCGCTTTATAAACCGTGATGAGGGTTGGCAGCAAGATGAGCGCATAGTATATGATAACGGGTATAGTGCAGATAATGCGACAAAATTTGAAACGTTAGAATTTAATGGCGTAACTGATGCAGAGCAAGTTTGGCGAGATGCAAGATATCATTTAGCCACAGCAAGATTACGTCCAGAGATATTTTCATTCTATACCGATATAGAGCATATAGTTTGTACACGTGGTGACATGATAAGATTTACCCATGATGTCCCAATGTTCGGTCTGGCATCGGGTAGAATAAAATCTCTTATAAAGACAGAGGGAAAAATAACGGGAGTAATTCTTGATTGCGAAGTGGAAATTGAAGCCGGTAAAAAATATTGTCTAAGAATTAGAAATTCCGTAGGAAGTACGATTCTAAAAGATATCTTAACGCAAGAAGGTGCAAGTAATGTTATAACTTTTAAAGAAAATGTAAGCGATATTGCGGTTGGCGACTTAGTAATGTTCGGAATTAAGGATTCTGAAAGTGTGCCGTTAGTTGTAAAATCAATCCAGCCACAAGGTGAATTAAAGGCAAAAATTACCTGTGTCGCTTATGATGAAGATATATTTAATGCAGATAATTTAGTAGTTCCTAGCTTTAAAACAAATATAACCACTAGCGCATCAAGCTCTATACCAACACCGGTTTTAAAACAAATACAGTCCGGTCTTGAAACGGTTATAAAACATACCGATGGCTCGCTTACAAGTCGTATAGTTATATCATTAGTAAAACCGGAAAATGTTTTATATGAATTTAGTGTAAGTGTAAAAATTAAGGCAGGTGGAGAAACTTACTACAGGACTGCTACTGTCTTAAGTAGAACCTCATCTGAAATATCAATCACGGACATTGTGGAAGGTGAATTATACGATATTCAGTTAAGATATATTGACGGGTTAGGGGTGATGTCTCAACCGCTAACTATTCTTAACCATAGAGTGGAAGGGACTACTGCATTACCAGACGATGTTGCGGGGTTAGAGCTTAATGTACTGGGAGATAATATATATCTAAACTGGCCTGCAGTTGCAGATATTGATTTAAGCCATTATGTACTTAAATATTCATCTAAAGTAAACGGTGCAAGCTGGGGTAGCTCTACTGCATTAGTTACTAAAATATCAAAAGATGCAACTTCAATTTCAGTGCCTAATATATCAGGCAGCTATCTGTTAAAAGCAGTTGATATCGGCGGGAGAGAAAGTGCTAATCCTATAATTGCAACATCTAATGTAGACAATATTTATTCATTTAATGCGATTGTAACTCTGACTGAAGATAATGAATTTAGTGGTGAGAAAGTAAGTACTTCAAAATTAGATAAAGCTCTAACTCTAGTAGGTAATGATCTATTAGATGACTTCAATGTTTTTGATGAAATAAATAATATTGATTATGGATTAAATGGTGTTGCCTCAAGTGGAATATATAATTTTTCTAATAGTCTTGATTTAGGGGCGGTTTATACTTCGCGAGTTACGGCAGATATAGACGTGCTG